CGTAGTCCGATCCAACGTCGAACTTTGGCAGCAGATTTGACAACCACGACAAGCCAGATCCAACAAGCCCACCGATGCCGGCGCCATCCTTTCCGAGATCGCCGAATAGCCGCCTGCCAAGATCGGCAGCAACGGCATTTGCAACCATCCTGCGAACCGTCTCGCCAAACGATTGCAGCATTGATTTCGTGCCGTTCTGGAATGGGTCAAACAGGAAATCAGCGAATGCAGATTGGATGTTTTTCGCCGCCGACTTGGCGAAGGCGTTAAGGCCAGCTCCGGTCTTTTCGGCGTCGTCGCTGATCTTCTGGAATTCTTCTCCGGCCTTGCTTGCGGCGCGGCCGAACGTCTCCAGACTGATAGCGCCAGCATCGAGCAGCGTCATCAGCTTTGCAATCTCTGCATCAAGCGCTTCAATCGGCGTGCGCACGGATTCAAATACGCGCGCACCTTCGGCGAAAACCTCCAGACGCTTGCGCTGAATTTCAAGCTCATCTTCTGCCGCCGATCGTGCCGCAGCGATGTTGTCCAAAACTTGCGCGTATCCTTTGGCAATCTCAAGATTCGCCGCTGTCGCCGTCTTGTATTTTCCGTCCGCGATCTGCGATTCGAGCCTCTCGACTTCGGTTAGCGCCTGCGTGTTCCTGATCTGGTCGCGCAGCGATTCAACGAGGCGCGATCCGTCGTCTATCTGCTTTTCGGTGCGGCTTCTCCCGCCTGATGAGGCCGTTCCGTCGCCATCTCCGGCGAATTGGATTTTTCGTTTTGGCGCGCCAGCAACGACCGCAGCAGGAGTTGCAGAAAACGCCTTTCTGATTCGGTCGGAAAACAGGTCGGCAGGCTTGCGGTTTTCCGCCAGCCGCTTGTCTAGGCCGGCAAAATAGGCCTCGTTTTCCTTTTTCAGGCTGTCGAACGCCTGTTGTTTTTCCTGCAACGACCCACTGGACGACGCAATTCCAGCGAGAGCGCCGACCGTATAGACGTTGCGCCCTACTCGTTCGATTGGCGTCGCAACCTCAACGGCTATTTTTTTCAGCAGTTGGAAAGCGTCGATCAGGTTGGCTACAGCAATGGCGCCAGACTGCGCCCATGCCCGGATTGATCCATCAGAAGCAAGCGACTTGACGGCGCCATTAACGTCGTTTGATCCCTTGACAAGATCGGCAAGCGTTTTGACAAACGTACTGGCGGCTGGCAGCATCTCTGCAACGATGGTTTTTGCAACCGCGCCCTGTGCCGCTTCCATCTGGCGCAGTGCCAGTTGGTATTCTTTCGCCGCCTGCCCTTGCTCTGTCGTAATTTTGGCGACGATTTGCCCGGTATTCGCAAGGTCGTTGAGGTACGGCAAAAGCTCTGCGCCGGCTTTGCCAAACAGCGCCACGGCAAGCGCGGTCTTGCTTGATCCGTCCTCAATCTGCGCGAATGCTTTGGACACCGCCTGCAATGCGTCGGCAGTGTCCATCGTGCGCAGCTTTGCAGGGTCAAGCTCAAGAGTCGCAAAAGCCTTGCCGGCGCTTGACGATTCCTTGTCTGCCTTGGTCAGAGCAGCAGACAGGCGCACCATGCCACCCTCTAGCGCGCCGATGTCAGTGCCGCTCATCTTGGCGATTGCCGCAAGGCCGCTGATTTTTTCCGTCGTCGTGCCGGTGACGACGGCGAGCTTTTGCATTGACGCGGCGCCGTCGACGTACTTGTCAAACGCGCCCTTGAGCGCACCAACGGACAGCGCTCCGGCCAGCCCGGTGAACATCAGCGACAGACCAGAAAACGCGCCCTTGATCTGCTTCGCCGACTTTTCAGCAAGCGACGTGGCCTGCTTGAGGTCGCTTTCAAGCTTGGTCAGCCGCGCCTCAAGGTCAATCGAGAGCTTTGCAATAGCCACTATTCGCCCTTCTTCAAATGGTCGCGGATCGCCGACATCTGGTAAATCAGCCCCTCAACGTCGCGTATTCCAAGCATGTCTGCGACGATCGGGATAGCATTCCAGTCCATCCCGCCGCAGAGATTCCACGCGCTGATTGCCACCGATGCGGCCGCGTCTGGCCTGCCGGCTGGCTTGATGGCGTCCGGCAAATCCTGCGCCTCAAGCCAGCCAATCAGTTTTTTGCGTTGTCCTCGATGGCCTGGCGGTGCGCGTCGTAAGCATCAACCGCGGCCTGCGCAATCGGACCGAGAAGATCAACGCGATCGGACAGCCACTCGGCGCACGCGTCAGCGTCAAAAGGCGCCGGAGCTCCATCGCCACCAGGGTATAGGTCCAGCGTCGTGACAGACTCCCACCCGATGATGTGGCGCAAGATGGCGCGCGCCGCCGATTGGCCATGCAGCTCGATCATATCCATGGTCGTCGGACGCAGAATGACGAACGTATGCCCGCCAATCGGCACGCGGATCTCGCGCGCCTTGCGGATTTTTTCCGAAAGCGCGCTCATCAGGAGGCGTAGTAAGTTGGCGAGCCGTTCATCGTGATGACGGTCGGAGTCGACACTATTCCTTGCGCCTGTCCGCCTGGAAGAAGATTTCCGCCGGCGTAGCCGTAAAAGCACATGATCTGCCCGCCGGTGCCAAACGTGAATTTGAATGCCCGCTTGGCCTGCGCATCGCTGGCGAGCTTGATGGCGAGCAGTCCGGCGTCTGAAATGTCCCACAAGTTGTCAAAGCTATACGTTGCCGGGTTCGGCAGCCCAGGCATTTGCGACTTGGAGTTGGTGTGAATTGTCGTGGTGTCAATGAAGTCAAAATCGCCGCCGGATGCGGAGACGCCGGTTGCCGTGGTAATCGACGTGCCGAAGGTAATCTTGTTCGCGGTGCCGCTGCTGAACGTATCGAAAAGCGTGGTATCGACGCCCTCAAGCGTGAAGTTGGCTCCGGATACCGACTTGACGCGAGCAACGCGGTCGTTGAGTTGATACATGCCCTGGATCGTCAGGGCGACAAAATCGCCGTTTGCCAGCGTGTTTGTTGCGGTCACAACGCCCTCAGACGCTTTGCTGATGGCGGTGATGGTGATATCCGATCCAAGCGCCGATTGCATAGCGATTGCCACATTGCTCCATTTGCGAGCCGTTGCCATTGTATTACCTCAAAAAATAGCCGCTCGACGGCGGCAATGGGCGAAAAAACCCGCCGGGCGGGTTCGTCTTGGTGCTAAAAAATCAGGTCAAAACGTGTGCAGCCAGTCACATTCGATGGTGCATGCATACAGTCCGCACTCCGGGTCATACCCGGTCGTCCTGTCTGCCGTCGGGCTCCCGGCCGTGGCGATTGCCGCCGCTATCTGGTCGGCAACTGCATCTGCTGCCGTGCGTGTCTCGGCCCATGCGGTGATTGCAAAGCGCACATCTTCCGCAACCTCAACTCCGCCGATGGTCGTCACCGGCGTTGTGCTGGCACGCTGATAGACGATTGCCGGAAGCGCGCGCCCCTCGGGGATTGCGTCAGGGTCAATGCGCGTGCCGACGAGCGCTGTCAGTCCGGCGCGTGCGGTCAATGCTGCATACAGGTCAGACTCGCTGCTCATGGATTGTTGTACTTTTGAATTGCCGGTCCAATTTCGCGCTCGAATATCTCAAGCGCCTGCGGGAGCGCGTTGGCCCCTGCTTGCAGAAAATTTGCGGCCTGCAAGTGGTTGCGCTTCTTTGTTCCGAAGTTGACAAATCTCCAGTAGAACGGGTCCTGCGGGCTGCGTGCGCCGCGCCGTGACTCGCGCTTAACAGTCTTGTACTTGACGCCCAGAAGGTTGTGCTTGACGTACTGCGCGCCTTCTGCAGGCTTGATGTTCACAAATACGCCGACGTTACCTGCCGCCTTCGATACGCGCGACACGCGGACCATTAGACGCTTGCGCAACAGCCCAGCCGTGCGGTATGGCGTTGGCTCTTTGATCGTTGGCGTCGCTTGCCGTGCGGATTTGCGCACCACTGCGGCGCCCTTGCGCAGCGCCGTCATTAGCACCTTCTTCCGCAGCTTGTCAGGCAGGCCATTCAGCGACGCCTTGAGTTTTTCTATGCCTTCGACTGTTGCCGTTATGCCTTCCGCGTTTTGACTAGCGGCCATTTCGGATTCCATTCACGGCGAGGATTTCAATCGTCTGATGCTGCGCTCCGACATCGATGATTTGCACGATGTCATACGGTTCATCATCCCACAGCACTCGCATTTCGCGCGTCAGCCCGGCCCGGTAGCGAATTCGGAATCGCACATCGGCCGCATACTGCGTCGATTGTGCGGCGAAGAATTCGCGCCCTTTGAGCGGCCAAGCTTCCGCCCACAGGCAATGATCGGCAGCATCCGTTACCGCATCCGTCCATGTAACAACCTCTTCGCCAATGGCGTTTTTGGTCACTGACTTGGACTGCAACTTGATTCGCTCGCGCGCGCGGCCGGCAGGGAACTGGTCTCGAATCACGCGTACACCGTCTCGGCGTCAAGCAAGCGGTCGAGATACGGCAGCGTCTTGACGTTGTTCGCGTCGATCGCCCCAGGGTTGTCGAGCGCCTGGCATACGTGCGCCAAGATCCACAGCTTGATGTTGCTTGGAACATCGCTTGCAGCGGCGCCGTATCCTGCTGTAAATCGCACACGCACGGCATTGGGGAAATCCTGCGTCGCCGGCCAGGACTGCCCATACTTGAGCAACACGCGGCTTGGCGTGCTGTCGGCGTCAAGTTGATAGACAGACCCCGCAAGCGTCTGCTCTGCGCCTGTGTCGTCAAGGTATTTGATCGATGTCACCGCTTGCGCATCGGGGATCGTCAGGTCAATCGAATCTCCGTCAAACGCGTCCGCTACCAATTCAACAGTCTGCGTAATCAGCCGCCTGCGTAACTTGTGCTCCGCCTCTTGACGAAACGCCGGTATGAGCATGGCAATCTGAGCGTCAAGCGCCGTGTCGTCAATGCGCGCGGCAGCCTTGATGTCTGATGCGGCGACTGGCTCAGTCGCTGGCTGCGTGATGGTGATTAGCGACATGCGAATTACTGCAGCAACTCGACAGCGCGCGCCGGGGTCAGCAAGCCGTCGTTGACAAGCTGCTCAAGGAATGGCGTGGCCTCCGCGACGTCGAACTCAACGTCGGCGGGCACCGGAATGACTGACACGGAGATTCCCGCAGCAGATTCCGGGTTGTCCAGTGCGGCGGCGAAAATGTTGGCGCGCTCGGTCGGCGTGAGTTGTGCGGTGATGGTGCGGCTATTCTTGTAGACCTGGGGAGGATAGTTGCGGTCGCTCCCTGTGCGCGCTTCCCACGATGGTTCGTTGTAAAACCATCTGACATTGCAGGACGGATCGCCGCCGTCGGCGATGACTGCGGCGCGCGCTTCGGCTTCTGTCCAATAGCGGGTAATGGGCATTTCAGATCCTCAAACAGTGGTTGGGTCGAGCGCGGCAGCAGCCAAAAAGATAGCGTTCCACGCGGCCGGAGTTGGGACGGGCACGAGGTTTGTCCGCAGGTTTGACGAAAACGGGTTATCCCGGTCAATGACCTGTGTGTATTTCCAGAACCGCTGGCGCTTGTTGGTCAGCAAAGCAACAGCCGTGTCGATCTGCGCCTCGGTGATTCCCGCATTGGCGCAGGCTTGCACCAGTTGCCATTTGCTGACGGTCGGGCGAGGGTCAAAAACAGGGGCATCGACACTGGTATAGACGTAGATGGTTTTCTCGGCCGGAATCACATGCACATGCGCGGCATCTCCTGCGAGCACAGCGGCGGCGCGGGCTGCTTCGGCATCGGCCTCACGAGTTGGTCCTGTAAAAGTTAGTTTGGCCATGGTCTAGGCTCCGTAGGTAACAGTAACGTCAGCATGCAGCAAGATTGCGCAGGCAGTATTCACAGAAAGCTGCAAACTCATTGACAGATTCTGATCTATTCCAGTATCAGCAGATGTGTATTCAAGCCAAACACTTGCGCCAGAAGCCCCTACGCCTGTCGGTATAGACGTTCGGCTATTGTTTTGCAGCGTCTCTACTCCCTGATTGCGGCAAGACAGGAGTTGCTCAGTATTTGGATATGTTGTCGGCGCTGTTTGCAAAACGATTGTAGATCCGACATAAGTCCTGAATGTCTTAGTTCCAGTGATATTCCCTAAAAGTCGGAGATGTTGTTTAAGTGATCCATTATTTCCCATCGCTCCACCACGCAGCAAAAAACCAGTTGGGCCTGTTATCTCCGCTATTGATTGGTCTAGCCATCCAGAAAGATTCACTGGAAATGGCGTAGGGGAACTAGGTCTACTTGGCTGGCCGGAAACATAAGTATCCGTATAAAGAATACCAGCTGTGTCCGAAGAAAACACTGCCCAATACCAGCCAGCAGGATAAGTTCTTCCGCCAAAGTTTGCTGGAAGATAGCACCAGCACCCCTTCAGCATATTCCACGCACTGGTCATAATTGCAGCGGATAGTGTAAAAGCCCCAGCAGAGTTTGTAAAAAACATGCCATTAGCTGAGTTATCGCCTGGGAGAATGACGAACGGGACACCAGAAACGGCAACCTGACGAGGAACTCCGCCGATTTCACGATGCGCCTGTTTGTGCACATCGTTAGATCCAAAGTCCGTTCCGTCGACAAACTTTCCGGACGAAATCAGCAGCGCGGCATCTGCTTCCGGAACAAATGCAGAGTCATTTTTTCTCCATGACGTCTGCTTTCCGGTGATTCCGACTTCGCTGAACGGGCCGTCGTCGTAGGTGTATTTGACGCGCTTATCTGCCATCTTTGATCAATCCAAGTGATGTGAAAAAGCCGCCCCGAAGGGCGGCCAGTTGTTGCTTAGGTCGTTGAGATCTTGAGCAGCTTGATCGCCTGCGAATTGCGGATCTTGCCGCCCACGCGCTTGCGCACGTAAAACTTCACGTATCCCGGCGTGGTGATTTCGTCGCGGGTGATTCTCATCCCGACGCGATCCACGATCAGATATCCCTCGCGGAAATCCCCGAACGCGACCGGGAAAGCATTGGCAGCGACCGCAGGCATGTCTTCCGCCTCGATGACCGGATACCCAAAAAACGTCGACGGCTGGCCAGCGGCAACCGGACCAGCCCACATATAGGCGTTGGTCGTGGCTTCCTTGTACTTGCGCAGCGATGCCAGCACCAACTTGCTCGTAACCCACTGCGCATTGTTGCGGTAGCGCGCGCGCAGGGAATAGATGATATCCAGGAACGTGTCCAGCGTAGTCGGCATGGTGCCAGCATTGCCGCCTGCCACGTATTGCAGGACGCCAAAAGCGCGCGACGAATCGACGGTGGATACCGGAGTGCCGGTCAAGAACCCGGTCGGCTTCTTGGTGCCGTTTCCTGACACGAACGCGGCACCCTCGCCAGCGGCGATGGTTTCGGCGGCCGATTGAATCAGCCAGTCCTCGACGTTGAAGAACAGATCATCAAGCGACTCTTCTGACGCCTGCGGCTTGGCCGATGCCATTCCGAAAGTTGGCGCCACTTCGGCAAGGTCCGGAGTGTTGGTCTGGTTGCGGGTGTCGGTTTCGCCGATCCACTCAAAACCGGCGCCGTTGATGTCGAAAAGCTCCTTGTAGTCGGTTGTTCCGACCGTGCGAACAGTCGAGATCTGGCGAATCGGAGAAATATCCACCGACAGCCGCGCGATGGCGCGCTCGATTTGCTCAGGCAGCGCGTAGCCACCAGCAGAGCCGCTCGAAGTGACGACGGACGTCGACTTGGCTTCCATTTCCTTGCGAGCGGCATGGACGGCGTTCTTGCGCTCGCTGTCCGACGGCGAGCGAATCCAGTTGAGAACGGCCTGCTTGTATTCCTCAGCCTCGCGGGTTTCGCCGGCCTTCTGCTCGCCGTAAGCACCTGGCCGCGCCAGCTTGGTTTCCACGCGCTCGATGCGGGCCTTGGCGTCGGTCAGTGCGTCAATGTGCTGGTCCATCTTCGCCAGCTTGGCGTCGAGCGATTCCGTCGATGCGCCCTTCTTGATGGCGTCAAGCCGAGCGTCGTTGGTCTTCTTGTACTCGTCAAACGCGACGCCGATCTTGTTGATTGCTTCGGCAACGGTTTGGATGTTTGCTTCGTCGTTCATTTTCAGTCCTTGGTAATGGATTCGAGCAGCCGGCGTGCGGCCTGCAATGCAACAGCGGTAGATTTCGCAGCATCGCGCCGCTCCTCTCCCATCTTCATGACGCGCGAGACAAACCCCGTCGCGTCGGAACTGCTAAACCCTGCATCACGCAGGATTCGTTCAGCATCTTTTGGTGCGCCGATCTCGTCGGCGCTCTTGATGTTCGTAATTCTGGCTTTGGTGTTCGCCGGGAATGTCACCAGCGACACTTCCCACAGATCAATCTCGGTGATCGTGCGGACGTTGGTTTCGGTGTCGTATTCGTATGCTTTCGTGACAAAGCCAACAGACAACCCGCTGATGGCGCCGGCCTTGGTCAGTGCGTAGGCGTCTTTCCCGCATGACGTCTCCAGGCAAATCTTGCCCTTGATGCGCAGCCCTTTCGCGTCTTCGGACATCTCCGTCCACACGCCCATCGGATCGTCGCTGTCGTGCTGCCAGAGCATGGCAGGCATGGTCCCGGCGGCCTTGTGCGCGGCAATCGTGGCAGCGAATGCGCCCGGCGAAATGATGTCGTCCCACGTATCAAGCACGCCAAAAACTGAGGCGTAGCCCTCAATGGTGCCGTCATCGCCAACCGCCTTGATTTGCAGCGCGCAGGCGCGGGTCTGCCTGCCGTCTGGTGTCGCGCGGCATTCGGTTCGTGTTTTCATGGTGTCAATTCGCCGGTTGATCTACTGGCGCAGAGGGTTGATTGCCTTGGTTCATGTTTAACGGGGTAAGCGGGTCGTCAAGCCCAGGAAGCGGGTCTTTACCCTCTTCGTCGCGGATCTCGTTGCGCGTGTAAATGCCCATTTCGGCCATTGTCCTCGCCCACTGCGAGCGATCAGCCATCGATCCGGCCAACAGGTAGCGCGTGTCGAAGTCGCAATACAGCGGACCAGACCCATCCAACAGCATTTCGTCAATGCGGTTTTTCCACGCGCAATGCCACGGCGCCAGCGTGTGCTTGACGTGGGCGGCGAAGAACGCCTCGCTGCTGGCAAAGGTCGCGCTCTTGTCAGAGTGCCCGACCATGATCGGGAAGACGCCATAGGCGCGGCATATTTCCTCGATCTGCAAGCGCCGCGTTTCGACGTGCTGCGCATCAACACCGCTCATGGCCGTACTCAACCACTTGGCATTGCGGTCAAGCACCAGCGGCGTGCCGGCATTGTCTGGCCCGCTCTTGCGCTTGAGGAACGACGATAGCCGTTCGTGCTGCTCTTGACTGAGCGTGCCTTCGACGCTGTACGTTCCTGACGGCCGCAGCCCATTTGCGTGCATTGCCGCTTGGCTCTTTTCCGTAGCCATTGCCAACCCAACCGCAGCCTTGGCGAGAACCACGGCATTCATGCTGCCGATCCAATCCCACTGGACGCCGTTGAGCAGGAAAACATCATCGCTGGAAAACTCGCCGATCTGGCCGAACTCATCCCAACAGCGATAGCGCAATTCGTACCGATTGACCTTGCGCACATCCCATCGGCCCGGCATGACGGGTATCAGCTCACGGACGCGCCGATTGTCGCCGCGCACCTTGATGGATAGCCCGGTGCCGGTCAATGCCGCGTGCATGGTCATCTGGCGGCGCCACTCGAACGAGGTCTGCCATTCGTTTGGTCTGGCGGAAAGCAGGCGCCATTCCGGAATATTGTCGGCACGCTCGCGCCGGCCCTCTTTCGTCGCACGGAAGACGCCAAGATTCGGCGTCGCGCAGCCGTCCGCAATGACCTTGACGCACGCGAGCACGGTCGCCACTTGCAGCGCCGTTTTTTCGGTGACGGTAACGCCGGCAATGGTGCCGCCGT